GAAGGCTTTGAAGTTTGCAAAGGAACGTAAGCTTATAAGCATGCGTATAGACAAGTGGTTAGAAGCTGAGTCCTTTGTAGACTTGTGGGACATGATGAAAGATACACCTATAGAAGACCTACCGCATGATCGAATCATCTAAACTACAAGTACGCCCTATGTCAGCAGTCGTAGAATCTACTCAGACTACGATTCACAACTATATGGATGGCAAAATCCCCGTGATGAAAACACGCTGGGATAAAGTCAACAAGATGCTGCTGGGTGGCATGCAGTTTGGAATGGTTTACGTTGTGGCTGGTGCGTCAGGTCATGGTAAAAGTATGTTCTTGAACAACTTACTGCGTGACTTTACCTCCACCGCTTACAACAAGTTTGATAAGCCGGTAAAGATTCTGCACTTCTCATTTGAGATGTCTGCAGAGATGGAGTTGATGCGTCGGCTTTCTTCTTTAGCCGAGGTTCCGCTTGATCGTATGCTACATGCAACGACGGCACTCAGCGATACAGAACGTGTGATGATTGAAGATAGACTCCGACAGATTGACGAGCCTTCTATCTACTTTATCGAGCAGCCTGGTAACAGGATGCAGATAGCACAAACAGTATCTGAGTTTATAAAGACACATGGTGATTGTCACTACGTCATATGTCTAGACCACACTTTGCTAGTGACACCTATGCCTGGTGAGAACGAGATTCAAACACTCGCTGAACTAGGTAAGATTAGTATCGAGATACGTAAACGCTTTGGCGCTATGGTTCTCCTACTCTCTCAGCTCAATGACAAGATAGAGGGAGAGAAGAGACGTGATCCCGATTCACCTAATCTGCACTACCCATTGAAGACTGATATCCACGGCAGTAAGCAGCTATACCATGCTGCAGATATTGTAATGGTCATACACCAGCCTTCACTATTAGGATTAGAAACGTACGGTAGGAAAAACCTAACGACTAGGAACCTAGTAGCATTGCACTGCCTTAAGAACCGACACGGTCAAGCAGGCATTACGCTACTGAAAAACAATTTAAGACATGGAATCTTTGAAGACTGGGACGGTGGAGATACGGCAGCACGTAGAGACAACCCCTACGGTTTATAAGAACTTTGTTGTAGGTACTATACTGGCAGAGAAGTATCATATAGAGAATATGAGACCAGGTAGTAAGCTAGGAACATTTACAATTTTAGGAGAGCATCACGTGTTCAAGTTTCTTTCTGGAGACTACCTAACTATCTGTGCGCCAGGTGATTTTACTGCTAGTTCTTTGCAAACTGTAGTAGATGACCCCGCATTAATTTCGTATCTTAGAGACCGCGCCCAGAAGCACTTGGGTGGCATTATACAAGAAATAGAAGAAGGAGTATTTGATGATTAAACCAAAGAAAATCGTAGCGGCTATATCCCCGCAGCGCTTGTTTATTTATGGCAAGCCTAAAGTAGGTAAGACTAGTGCAGTAGCACAGTTACCCAATCACTTGATTATCGACACCGAAGTCAAGGGCAACAACGGAGATCAACTCGTAGGTGGTACCTCATATTGTGAGGGAGCTACAAGCGTAGTGGTTGACGGACTACCTAAACTTAAAGAGTGCTTAAGCTATCTCCAAGAGAAACCGGGCACTCACGACTTTATTATACTTGATACCATTGACCATATCGAAGCATGGGTAGGTGAAGCTGTATGCCGAGCACATAGTGTTAAGCATATCGGTGACATCCCTCATGGAAAGGGCTGGTCTCTTATGCGTAACCAAGTAATTGCTATAGTCGAGCAGTTCGCACGTGCATCTAAGCATATCATTATTGTAGGACATCAGAAAGATGGACACGATGATGAAGGCGTAGAGGTACAGAAGATTAACCTTACAGGTAAACTCAAGACTCATCTATGTTCTATCATGGATGGCGTCGGGCGTATCCTTCGTGAGGATGGTAAGATTATGGTAGACTTTAGAACTGGAGTTAATACTGATGCAGGGTGCCGTGTCCCTACCCTTGCAGGTCAGTTGATTGAATTGAAGTGGGACGCAGTATACCCTGATACAATTAAATAATGTACGGATTTGATGAAGAAACTGGAGCCTCAAGCGGAGGCTCTCGTATCCCTGCAGGCATCACAGAAAATGTGAGCCTAAAAGATGTAGTGTATGAACCTCTTAAAGCTGATGGCAGCGGAGATGACGTACTTAAGTTTCTCTTTAGTGATGCAGCTAGCTCTAGCTTCACGCATATTGAGTTCCCTATTGACGCAGACCGATTGACCGAGCTTGCTAAAGGCTGGGGTAAAAGCCAAGCTGATGCTGAGTCTTATGTCAAACAGCAGTTTGAAGCACAAGGTGAGCGTATTAAACATATTCTTTCATGCTTTATTCCTAAGGACAAGTGTGTATTCCGCGCAAAGAACTTTCAAGAGTTTGCAGAAGGAGTAATTAAGATGCTAGGCGAGACCTATCTAGAGACCCCTTGCCGTGTAAAGATTGTCTACAAGAAGAACAGTCAATACACCACGTTCCCTAACCGTGCATTCAAGCCATTCATCCAACCGATGAGTGAACCTAACCGCTTGAAGATTGATCCGAAGTGGGATATCGTGGAAGCAACAGCTCCTGATACAAGCGGTGATGCATGGTCTGATAATGAGAAAGCTACAGCTACTACGGAAGACACAGCTCCCTGGTAATGTACCAGCTCAAGCCTGACCTAAGTGCAGATTATATCCTAGGTGAACTTAGTCAGGAGCAGATAATGCAGCACTATCTCAAGGTGCCCATTAAGCTTCGGACTAGGTTTCTTAGCCCTCTACGTGAGGATAAGAACCCGACCTGTGGATTCTTCTACAACAAAGAAGGCTCGCTGATATTCAAAGACTTTGCTGGATTTCTAAGCGGCGGTTGTTTCAAGATTGTAATGCATATCTACAACTGCTCCTTTCACGAGGCGCTAGAAATTATTGCAAATGACTTTAATTTGATTGATGGAGTGCGGGTAGAGCGTAAAGACTACCCGCACCTCGTCACTTTTCAGCGACGTGAGACTGTAATACAAATCAAGCGACGTCCTTTCAACGAAGAGGACAGAGAGTTCTGGACACAGTTCGGTATAAGTAAATCCACTCTACTGCACTTCCATGTACCCCCTCTTGAAGCAGCCTGGTTAAATGGCAATTGCATCTATTCCTATAGGAAAGGTGACCCTGCTTATGCATATGATTTTGGTGAGGATCAATACAAGATTTATTTTCCTAAACGGAAAACCAACCGATTCATGTGCAACTGTAGCTTGGTACAAGGTTACCAAGTGCTGCGAGATACTACAGGTCTAGTAGTCATTACTAAAAGTATGAAAGACGTGATGGTCTTACATGAGTTTGGAATTACTGCCGTAGCTCCTCAGTCCGAGACTGTATATCCTGACGAAGTTTGGATTACAGGACTACTCTCTGAAGCGCATACTGTCGTGAGTCTATACGACTTTGACAGAGCTGGCGTAACAATGGCTAACTACATACGTAAGAAATATGGCATCAGACCTATGTTTCTAACCGACGGTAGATTCGGATCTGTTAACTACGGAGCTAAGGACATTAGCGACTTAGTCCAAGCTTATGGTCGAAGTAAGGTAGAGAAACTCATATCTTTATGGTATGGCACATATCGTGACGATTACGATTCCGGAGTTCATCACCCACGTAAAGATGAGCAACCGGAGACGACCAACTTACTACACTAGTAAAGATAAGATTCCAAAGAAGTATCAAGATCCTACCTTCGGGTTTGACCGAAAGGGTAGGCTATGTACTAACGATGGACAACCAATCATTCGTAACGCGAGGAGTGTAAACACCCCGCGTATGAAGAAGATTAACGGTCAAGACTTTTATGCTGGTAACACAAGACCAGTCATGCGAGTCAAGGTTGTTAATGCAATCAAGGATGCTTTCCGACCTTACCTAAGGAAGGTTAGAAAGATTCCTAAAGACAAGTTTCCAATTCAAATCAGTTGTGCTATGTATGATGTAGCAGGTAAAGCCGACTGGGATTTAGATAACAAATGGATTTACCTAAAGGTGTTCCAAGATCTTATCGTAAATGAAAAACTGATACCTGATGACAATATCAAGTATGTCAGTAAGGCTGCTAGCATGGAGTTTTTTCCAGTAGAAACTACGGAAGAACGTAAACTAGTATTTACTATTACATCAGACACAAGGGAGCACACGCTTTTCTATGTATGATTCATATTACAGGGAAGATTAAAGACGGGGTACTAATCCCGTATGAAGATCTTCAATTTCACAACGAGCTACGTAAGCTCGAAGGACACGATGTTGAAGTAACAGTCAACAGTGTACGACTACGAAGCAACCCTCAGAATAGATACTACTGGGGTACGCTACTATACATGATTCGAGAAGAACTTGTATCATCCGGATACCAAGCAGGCGACTTAGTCACTGGTAGAACGGGTAACCTAACACGTGATATCGTCCATGAGGTAATGAAAGAACTCTTCGCTAAAGAAGAACTATACCATCCTGAAACAGGACGTGTTATCGCACTGACCAAGAAGTCCACTAAAGATATGTCTACTAAAGAGTTTAAGCTTTACATAGACAACATACGACAGTGGGCTGTCGAGAATCTGAGTCTGGATATACCAGACCCTTCACACCTTTATTCCATATAAGATGGGCAAATTAAAAGAGTACTACCACGAGGAAATTACTAGTGGTATGAACGGTGGTGCACCGGAATTAGAATACGCACAAAAATGCATGAGGGATGTATCCCATGCAGTCAAACTCTACCGCAACGGAGATGTAAATGAAGAAGTATTTATCATAAAAGTACTTCAAGCAGTAAACGAGTTTGATAATATGGATACACCATGTCAACCGAAGTAAGAGATAATATGTACGAAGCGTTGCAATCAGACGCTCCTTACACTTACGGCGACCTATATGGCTACCACTCTATTAGCGCTATATGGGAGACTAGCCCGCGCACGAAGTATCGCTTTGGCATCGAAGCAGAGAAAGAAGACGTCAGCGGACAGCACATCTGTCAGCTGTATCAAGGTAGTAGAGAAGAGTACCTTCCTAACTCCTGGCGCGCAGAACGTGATGGCTCCTTAGGTATGCATGGATTTGAGCTTATCAGCCCTATCTATAACCTAGCCAATGATGTATATAAGCAACACCTTAGTGAGCCTGTACTGAACTACCTCATCCACTCAAATGTAAGCTACCAGTGCGGCGGGCATATTACCATATCTAAACACGATGCTACTTCTCAGTGGTATATAGATAAGGCTGCTCAGATTATTCCATTGCTCTACGCCTTGTACCCTAAGCGGGCAAAGCGAAGAGGGTACTCTAAGTTCTACACTAAGAACGATTATGCAGAGAGATACAATGCTATCAATCTCGGGCACTCAGACCGCATGGAGATTAGAATCTTCAGTGCTATCAAGAACCTCAAGCAGCTGGAGTGGCGAGTAAAGCTTTTGCGTATCCTCTTTACTACAGAAAAGTACGACGATCTTTCTTGGGATACTATATATAAAGATTTACTTGACGTCAACACAGAGTTGGGCGGTCATATCTATAGCTTGTACAAAAAGAAGTATGGCGAAAAAGTCATGCTTGCTGCTGCATATAGCAAAGCCTTTGCAGTAGAATCAATCGAGTGGAAAGCCTACAGTAAGGTGCGCACTCTAATTCCAACCGGAGTAAGGAACCGACTCATTGTCCAGCCCGATCCTACGGTTAAGTCAAATTTAAAACAACTCACTCTCGATGTGTGTGATTATAGTCAAGAAGCAATCCGGGAAGCTTGATCCCTCTATTGCCGCCCAAGCGCTGGCATACAACCCCCATGGATTCGGTATCCAAACTCTAGACGACGGTAAAGTCTTAAAGACCATGAATATTGCGACTGCTCAGGACTGGCTTCAGTCTGAGCGTCCTTATATCTTTCACTCTCGCCTGACTACAGTCGGCAAGACTGACTTAGATAATGCGCACCCAATTAAAGTCAATGAACATAATTGGCTCTTCCATAACGGGACTGTACAGGTACCTCATACATGGGATAACGATATGTCTGATACACGTTTTGTAGCAGATACATTGCGTAAGACTCCGTGGCAATCCTGGAAAGATATACTGTCTTTAACAGATAGTAGATTTGCATATACTCGTACAAGTAAGTCTGGTAAGATATATGTAAATCGTATAGGTAACTGGCATGAGAAGGATGGAGTATACTATAGTAAGCCGAATGTACTTGACTGCCCACACCTTGTAGCTGTTTACGGAACTCTTCGTAAAGGGTTTAGTAACCACCGACTACTTAATTCTGCACGCTTGGTCGGTACAGGCCAAACAATAGAACAGTATGCTATGGTAGCGCAGGGTATCCCGTATGTAGCCTCAGGGCATAGGGAAGATGGAAACAACATACGAGTCGAAGTATACGCTGTAGACGATACTACCCTTGAAAGAATGGACGACTTAGAGGGACATCCTGATTGGTACAAGCGTAAAGAGATTAAAGTCCAGCTTGATAATGGAATTATAGCAACCTCCTGGCTGTACTTTAACGACACGGTTGATATGCAAGGCCTCAAGTTCTTAAAAGACTTTGGGGATCATAGAGAACCAGCTTCTAAAACTCTCGAGCCAATCAATATATTTGACGATCTTGATGCATACGACGAGTATCACAACTCTAGCACAGGATATGATTTTATCTGGGATAAGGAAGAAAACATGTGGTTTAATATTACCACTGAAGAATACCTTTCAGACGAACAGTACAAGGAAATTAGTAACGCACAACTGAGTTTATTTAAATGAGCTATTTTGAAATTAAAGCAGTGAGCAATAGCTCACTCAATTATATTGATCCGGAGAGCGGGGGTAATCCCCGCCTCTTCCGGAAATTTCTAGACGGGAAGCTAGAACAGAAGGCATCTAAATCTTTTGAGATTGGAACCCTGATTCATGAAGAGCTGCTGGAACCCGGTAAGCTAGACATCATACCAGAAAATGTCCCAGGTCCTAAGACTCAAGACATTATAGACTCTTTATATAACAGGCTTTACGGTAATGTAGATGCTGCTGATGTACCAGTAACCGAGTTAGATTCTATTTTGAGTGACACTTGGGAAGCTGTTATACCTGCAGACTTCTACAAAAGCAATGGACTCCAGACTAAAATCAACCGTATCTTAAAGGACGGCAATGAGTACTGGAAGTGTATATGCACTAGCGCTGGTAAAATGATTGTCGATCCTGCTACTTACCACACCGTACAAGGATGTGTCGAGTCTATTAAGATGCACGAACCTGCCAATGAGCTAGTATGCAAAGATGGATTTGGAAAGTTTGATGAGGCTATGGCTGAGACGGAAATTACTTTCGACTTAGAGTGGCCCGCAGAAAACGACCAGATTATTAATGTACCTATTAAAGCAAAGATTGACCGCGTCTTATTTGACCATAAGACAAAGTCTATCACATTAGTAGATTTGAAAACAACTGCTAAGCCTTTGGGTAGATTTGAGGAAACAGTTGGTATGTACCACTACCACCGCCAACTTGCATACTATCGTATGTGTTTAGAGACAGCCTACCCAGGCTATGAGGTAACAGAGTGCTATATCGTAGCAGTCCAAACAAACAAAGAGTACCCTGCTGAAGTCTTTAAGATTGACGAAAGTTATCTGACGCAGGGTATTAAAGAATACGAAGCACATCTAGACCGTATTGCTTTTCACCTCGCCCGTAACAACTGGGGTAACTCTATGGAGACTCAGATGGGCATGATTCAAAACCTAGTATTTCCCGATGGTGACAACCTATGAACACGCCGTAGGTAAGCAGTGGGCTAAGCATTTAGATGCTGAGTTCGAATCAAAGTATATGCAGACTCTCAAAGAAAAACTGGGGGTCTGCTATACGTTTGGTACTGTCTACCCTGCAGGCAAGAATATCTTTAGAGCATACAGAGATACTCCTCTGAACGATGCCCGCGTCCTTATCCTAGGACAGGACCCTTATCACGATGGGGTAGCTACTGGGCTAGCATTTGACGTAGGCGACAGTCCTAAGATCAACCCGTCTTTACGTAATATCCAAAAGGAAATTAAAGGCAGCGTTGGTCCATTAAAGAAAGAAGGAGGCAACCTTAGCCACTGGGCTGAGCAAGGCGTTCTTCTTCTTAATACAATCCTCACTGTTGATGCCGGCAAACCGAAGTCACATCACGGGTGGGGATGGGAGAAGTTTATTGCAGCCTCTCTTAACGCCCTTAACTTTCGTGAGTCAACCGATCCTTTAGTCATAATGCTATGGGGCAAGGCAGCTCAAGAGTACGAGAGTTTCTTTACTATGCCCAATCAATTAGTCCTTAAAGCCCCACACCCGGCTGCAGAAGTATATGCAGGAGGTAAAGCAGGGTACTTTGGATGCGGGCATTTCCAGAAAGCAAATAACTTTCTAGTACAACATGGGTCTCAAGCAATAAATTGGTAATCAGTATACTGAGACGGGGGAGAGTCCCGCCTCAGTTACTATATTTACCACATGGCAAAGAATATGACTAACACTTATGTTGATAAGCAAAGTGTAAAGCGTCCAGGTGTACACGCTAAAACAAAGACATCTAAAAGTACCAGCTCCAAGCTCTATAAGAAATCTTACCGAGGACAAGGGCGCTAAATATTATTAGAATGAATTTTATTCCAACACATAACTACGTGATTCTTCCACACGAAAAAGAAAGGAAGACTAAAGCAGGTATAATCCTATCTCAGCAAGAAAGCCTTCGACCTTCATACGTGCTACCAGTATTGGCGGTAGGACCAGAGTGTCGAACTGTTAAAGTTGGAGACGTCGTTATGGTGCACCCTGAATCAAAAGGTCTTATCATTCCTATTGATGGAGAAGACCATGTACTTATCTCAGAGCATATGATTTGCGGGCGTGTTCCCGTGCCAGAAAAAAATGAAACTTAAACTTACCTCCTTAGCAATTATGCTGATACCATTTGTCATGATGGGTCAGGATAGTTGCGCTGTATTCGGTAACGGAACCATACAACCAATGATGATGGGGTATATGCCCCAGACTGTTGAATGGAAAACCATTAATTACGTTATACATATACATTACACTGATAGCTTTCCAGATAGTTATCTCCCTATAGATATAGTCCAAGATGCAGCGGTGCATCTAAACGAGGAGTTCGAGGAGGCTTCAATAAACTTTGATTTAATAGATATAGAGTATCACGACTTTGACGAGTTTGAGTTATCAGGTCCGATGCTCCAGCCTTATAATACTTGCGTACCCTACAGCGGCTTTGCTTCATATTATATAGAGGATTACTTGTTACCCATAAATTGGGATAGAGAGAGCTTTATGAATGTGCATATATTCCCTCAATTCTGTTCAGGTATCCTTGGTTTTGCGTGGACAGCATACACCCCTAATACCGAAATGGAAGGGGTGTGGGTGCGCTCAGATGTTTTCGGTAGGTACGGAGACCACTTAACGGAAGGTCGCGATGGGAACAAAACGCTAATTCACGAAGTAGGTCACTACGTTAGCCTGCACCATGTGTTTAGAGGTGTTGAGTTTTGCGGTGAAGACTTGGGGGATTGCTTAGAGACCGGGGGCTTTGTTTGTGATACGCCTCCAACTAAATTAAATTGGAGCTGCGAAAATCCTATATGCCCACCAGGTCTGTACGATTATGAACCTAACAACCACATGGACTACTATCCTGATTCATGCCGGACTAACTTTACCTCAGGACAAATAGAACGCATACACGCTGCTCTCCCCATACTCCGCCCTGGGCTTACCGATCCAGAACCTCCCGAAGAAGATCCTATTTGTACAGGAGACCTAAACGGAGACCACGTAGTCGGTATGGTTGACCTTATGCTTATGCTAGAAAACTGGGGTAACCCAGACTATGTAGAAGGCGACTTAAACAACAACGGTTATTTTAATGTAATCGACTTCTCCATACTATTAGGGCAGTGGGGTACTATATGCCAAGTACCAAACGAGTAAGCTACCGGCCATTCGCTAAGAATTTATCTTAGTGTCATAATTCGATCTATATTATTTGCTAGTTTCTGTATCGCCGCAGAGTGAGGAATCAACTTACCACCGTGGTGTAACATGCGGTACTTGCCCGCATACACTCCTGTTGGTATAGTATCGTCTCCTGCCAGTGATTGACCTGTGGCTTCCGCGAACTTCTGCAGGTCTGTAAATAATCCTAAGACAGCTAAACTATTTGCGCCAGCTATCAATCTGCTAAATGCCGCCGGTTTTCTAAACGTATTTAAATCGTTGTCTACACGGTTGGCAATATTAAGCATAAAGTTAAGGCCTTTGTCATCATCATCATCATCTAACATATTTTGCAAGACTTTGACAAAGATGTATAAGTACATCATCTGTCGAAAGTTAGCGGCACTCTTGCGCAAGTTCTCTTGATCTGTTTCACTAAAAGTATCATCAAACTGCATCTTACGATTTAAGATTGGAACCATACGAGGCAGGATAGCTTTGATAGATTCAAAAGGCATCTGCATCATTGTATTCCAGCGACCTTTCACATTACGATCAAGTAGTGGGTCATACCGTTCCGATTGCACACGCTGAGCAACTGCTTCAGGCAACCAACTTTTAAACTGCATAAGCAATGGTCCAATCATAGTTGACTTGATAGGAATAGGACTGTTAGGATCGTAGTTGCCGTGAATGCGCTTATTGATTTGGTCTACTTTTGCAATTAACGCTTTGTGCTTTGCTTCACCAGGCCGGTACCCATCCAACTGGATAACACCATTTTCATCCATGTGCTCCCACAAACTCTTGCCATCTACAACTTCGGCTTGCAACAATGCAATGGTTGCTGAACCATATACAACATACTCTGAGCTACGTTGCAGTTCGTAGATGCCTAACAGCTTTCTTAAGCCCTTACGTCCCCTTGCACCTAACCCAGCCTCTGAAGAACTCTTGACAAACTTCCCAGGCTGGAAGCGCATCTCCGTAAAGTCTTTTAAAACATCAAGGGTACTCATCATACCCTGAATCTTTTTTGCTGTTTTATTAGGCATATAGTTTAACGTCAACGAGTTCATCATGCTATTCATCATAAGCCCTAAGCCTCTGCGATAGTGATTTTCATTGAACTCGCGCTGGCCTGCAGCATACTGCATTCCTGCCAAAGTACCGTATACCATATTTGTTGTAGCTGCAGGTAAGTTCCAGCCCATACCTTTTGCTTGCACCCATTGCTGAACTCCATAACCGGCTTTTGCTACAGATAGCTTAGGCGTTTTTGCATCTATCTTATTTTGGATTTCCTGCTTTTGCTCTAAGGTATCTGCCTGTGCCATCAGCTTTTCCAGCTTTTCAATTTCCTCGCGGACATCTTTAGGCCATGCACGACGCGGCGCATTCTTCTGTACATCCTTGGTAGTCTTATGCCCATAGTAACGGTCTACCATAGTATTTACCGAGTTCATAATATTTTTACGATCATCTGCGGTACGTGAAGACAAAGGCATTCCAAGCTTATTACGAAGCTTTGCCATCCCAACCTTAGGAGTCACATTGATATTGCCCATCAACGTGCGCGTCATTCGTACAGTGTCTTCAATTTTATTCTTGCTTTCGTATGTTGTTGCCATCATAGTAAAAGCCAAGAATGTCTTTTCCATATTGTACTCTTGCTTAGAAGCATCTGCTAGTTTATTAGTAAACATTACAGGAAGCTCCTCACGTTGGCGTCCTGTAACAGGATCAACGAGATAAGACATGTTATCTTCTTCAGTAACAGTCATCGCCTTAAGCATGGCATCAGTCATACGCCCACCTACCTGGTCTAAACCTCCCTCTATAATTTCAGACGTTAACGACTTACGGATTGCAGGAATGAACAAACCATTCTGCATCTGAGCTTGACTAGCTGCGTCGCCCATCTTATGCATAGGCAGCATACGCATTAGCTCTGTCATTTGCTGACGGTACTCCCGATAAAACTCTACTGCTGCAGCATCTTTCTGCAAAGCAATAAAACGAGTATCATAATAGCCAGTAGACTTACCACCCTTTGCCTTCTTAGGCATGTTAAATAAGAAACGATTAAATACGCTTCTATTACTAGGGTCATTTTTTTCTACCCATGCCTCCTTAGCAGCCTTCCTTTCTTCTGCCCCTTCGACCGTTGTCTCAATAATATCAAACTGCGCTGTACGAGAATAAACATAGTTCTCCATAAGCTGGTCTTGTCGCTGCAAAAACTCCTCCGCTCCTAACTTACCGTACTGCTTTTCAAGCAATGCTATCGCTGCAGGGTTGTTCTTACGCACAGAGGTGTCTCCACTATAGTCATACAAAGTATTGACATCAATACGATCCGTATTTTCTGCTAACCACGCACGCATCAACTTAGGCTGCTTCCGATACTTCCTCTGTGCACTAGCTAGCTCCTGCTCCCACTTGCCGCTCAAGGCATTAATAAGCTGTGGAGTAGGGTTACCCTTACTATCCTTCTGGACCATGCCCTCCCACTTATGCTTCTTGAAATATGCAGTTTGTTGGAATGCTTTACTCCTCTTCATAAACCGTAACGCGCGTCGATTGAAGTGAGCCTTTTGATCTGCAGCAGCATCGCGCATTACCCCATCTAAAAAGTTTAGCTCCATAGACCCTTGACGAGTAGCATCTAAGAACATGCTGCTCAACGTGCCAGGGTCATCTATACGCTCAAACGTATCGTTATTTATATAGTCAATACCTTTAGTACCCTTGTAGTGCTTCCGCGCCATCTTACGGCTTAACTCCCGAGCTAGCTCAAAGTAATCCTCTCGTAAGATAGAAGCTTCTCGTACCATACCATCAATAGAAGCACGAGCATCCTTACCCTCCTTTGCAATACCACGCATGTTTGCGTAGAACTCAGTAATCGTACTTACATTCTCCAACGCCGACTGAACAAAACGCATATCCTGCTGACTCTCACTAGCACTCTCCAAGACGGCTCTTGCATCCTGCAGCTCCCTATCAGCAACTGCGACCAAGTCCTGCAAGCCTACACTATCATCAGCTAGCAACTCCAAGTCCCGTTCCTCCAAACCAATACGCTGATTCATACGCTGCACGAGAGCTTTATTCCCTCTGTAGCGACTACGCATTTCTTTCAGTTCACGGATACGCTTATCCTTGTAATCTACAAACGCTTGAAGCGTATTATCAGTAAGCTGAGCATTAGCTACATCCGTATCCAAAAGCATATTATCGACATCTTCAGAAGACCTGTTATCAGAGGCCTTCTTAGATTTCTTAATCGACACACCTCGTTGTTTAGCATTTTGAACAATCACGTTCATTGTCAAGGCTGCTACCTCTTCCAAAGCTGTTTGGCTATCTGCAATAATACCCAAGTCTAAAAGCATCTGGCTAAAGTATGCGACTACTCTATCTAAGAACGTTTCATTCTTACTCAGCTTAATATTATTCAACCCTTTCTGAAACTCCGGGTTTGACATTGCCTCTGCTATAAACTCCTTAGCGTTAAACAGTCCATAGTAGTTCTTTTGGTTTTGTTCTTGGATTACAAAATCATAAGCTTCTCGGTCTGATGCGTTCAAGCTATCTAAGCTCTCCCCCGACGCAACCCGCTTAAACACCTTTACACCCGATACAAAAAGATTGTAATCCGCAATGTCTAGACCCATAAGACGTAGTAGCTCAGGGCTTTCAGTAATCTGCTTACGCAAATTGTCTAACCGCTCTACAGTCTCTTTTACGGCAGCAGGAGGGTTATCCATT